GTTTCCCGACCGCCGTCCTCTCGGTCTCGGTCATCCGAGAGAATAGTCAAAAATATTTTGCTGAACATATTGACAAGCAAAGTATTTTTGCTATAATAAACTCAGCAGCTAAAAATATTTAGCTATTGTGGACGGTCATAAGCCGTCATCAATTCAAGCACGATCCCGATGAGCAGGAGGCGCAGAACCATGAGTAACGACGTAGGAAAGCCCCTTCCTGAAATGCGAATGCGGCAGGGTGAGATGGACGGACTCTTTGCCATGTTTGCCGCGTTACAGGAGTTTGACGGGGTAAAGACCGATATGCGGGACAGGCTCAAAGCCATCCCCAACGGATACCGCGATTTGCGGCTGGCGGAGGCTACACTGACACGGCTGTTGGCGCGCATCGTAGAGACCATTCCGGCAGAGAAGAAGCGCGCCATCCGCCGCATGCTGCCGAGCATGAAGTACAAGGTGTACTACAATGCTCCCGTCAGTCACATGGACGAAGATGCAACGGCCATCAACGCGCATGATTTGGTCCTGTTGTGCCAGCTCGTGCAAGGCTTTTACTGCTTCCTCTGTGAAGAAGATTGCAATCACTGCAAGCGCGGTATTGCCAAAGTTTTTGACCGCGTTTTCAAGGTAGACCGTGAAAAGAGCTGGGCGGACTTCTGCTTCGATGAAGGAGAAGATCACACATGACCTACTTCGTCTGGAGTCTGAATCGTTTTGTGCGCAGGCTGATTAAGGTTCCACTTATCTACCCGCTCATGCTGCTAACTCTGTTACCTTCCATCCTGTACAACGGTCTGTGTGTTTTGTCACAGCGGTTGGACTGCTGGTGGTGGAAATAAATAACTGGAGGAAAGACTATGGACATCGTACTTGCCTTTTTCTTCTTCGCCCTCGGCATTGCGACGGACGCGGTACACAATCGCATTCGCCGTGACAGTGAGAGCAGGGCGTATGGCTCCGGCTATCGTCAGGCGCAGAAGGAAGAAAACATCCGAATCACTGCCCGAACGACTAACGATGCCGAAAGCACCGTGCACGCGGTCGCACGGAGACAACCTGTTCCGATTCCCGTGCCCCCTCCCGATGCTGAGCCCGTGAAAGAGGGCAACGTCATTTCTACGGATTTTTGGAACAATTTGCAGACGAACGGACGCGCTGCCGTCCATATTCGCCGATAAGGAGGAGAAATCATGGAAGGTTACATCTGCATCAACGGTAACAAAACGCTCCTGACCCCGGAACAGATCAAGGAGCTGGGCTTCTGCGAGAAGCCCGTGCCCGTTCAGGGCTTGGCTCTTGTGCGTGACTCCCTGCGGGACGGCTCTTTTCTTGAGCGCTTCAAGCTCTGCGACGTGGTTGAGGACTTCGGCTATCACTTTGAGATCATCGGCTATTGCCATGACCAGGCGGAGGGAGATAAAGAGCGCCCTACTGTTACCTTTATGGCCAAAGAGTTGCTGCCTGCGCATCGTATGCACAGCGGCGCGTGTCCTAACGGCTGGGTGGACACGGAGCTTCGGCACTGGCTGAACCATGATGTGCTTGAATCCCTGCCCGACGCGCTGCGAGAGCTGATTCAGCCTACTGTTCGCGAGAGCGTGGATTGCAAGGGACGCAAGCATACCAGTACCGATATGCTGTTCCTTCCGACCGAAAGTGAGTTGTTCGGTTCTGCGATTTTTTCTTCCGCTGAGTGCGGGGTGCGCTACCCGGTCTTTTCCACTTCTGAATCCCGTGTGCGGTATGACGAGGATGGGGACACAAGATGGTATTGGACTTCTTCTGCTTATAGCGGCAACGCCACCAGCTTCGTGTATGTCAGCAGCAGCGGCTGCGCGGTCGGCAACAACGCGTCCGGCGCGCTTCGCGCCCCCATCTGCTTCCAAATTTCCTGACATCGGAGTAATCCCGCCGCCCCTTGCGGGCGGCGGGATAAACGTCCGAAAATGATAGAAGCATGTGGAGGTTATTGTCATGGAGCGGCATGTTTACTGTAAGCACATCAAGAATAAAACCCTTAGAGGGTATATGGTGCGTGGTGTACCGTTTTTGCGTCTGTATGACGCAGAGTCCCAATGCACCCGCATAGGGGTGGAACCCGACAAGTCGATCCTCTTGTACGAGCCTGCTCAAGCGCGGCAGGCCGCCGCCATCAGTGAGAAGGAAGTGTTGTATCTGTGTTCTCGTTTGGACGAGATGCGGGAAAAAGCGAGCGCCGGACTGTCCAGTCTCGCCGCTGAACGTGACCGCATCGAGAAAACAGATCCACCGAGCATCATGCGCGACGCGACGTTGAAGGTGCTGGAAGAGAGGATACAGCGGCAAATCGGATACTGTAACGGGCTGTCAGACGTATGGCGGTTGCTGCATCAGCGCGCTTATGAGTTGTGGGAGCTGACGCGGTTAAAGGATGAGCGCACATGATTGAAAGCAAGGTATACAGGTGTGAAGTATGCGGCACGACGTATGCGGAGAAAGCCATGTGCCGAGAGTGCGAAACGTTCCATCTGCGGCTGCCAGCAGGCGCAGAGCATGTCGTCACTGACACAAAATATCTGGCGAAAAACAGCGCGCATAATCCTTATCCTCAGCGGTTGACGATTCAGTTTGCGGATGGGCACAAAGCACTGTATGAGTACCGCTGTCCTCTCGGCGAGGTGAGGTAAAAGGGGCTACACGGTCCATCAATTGACACAAAGCGAAGGTGAGGTAAATGAAGCTAATCCGTTGTCAGAAGTGCGGAACCGTAGTTATCAGTGAGGAGACTTTTCTCCAGAACATCATGGATGCAATGGAGGACACCTGCCGCAAGGCACAGCGCGCGAAATACCATTCTGAGAAAGATGCGCTTTTGCAGGAAGCGGCTGAATATCGCTCCATGTACAAAGCGTTTATGCACCACCTAACCGAGCGTGACCGCGCCGCTCACAACATGGATGCCTACAAGGTATCTGAGCTGTACAATGCGCTGGTTCGCACGGGCAGGATGAGCACGGCAGAATTTCAGGTCATCTGTGCGGCAGGCGAAGAAAAAGCAAAGATACGCCGTGATGCAGAGGATAAAGAACTGAACGCTATCTACGGCTACTATGAAACGGTGTGCAACCGCACGATGCCGAGCCCCACAGAAAAAGCCGCCATGAGGCGTTGCAGATAATGCGGGAAAGGGAGCGAAAGAACCACCATGACCTACGACAGACCAATTATCATTTCGGCGGGCAAGAGCCGTAAGGACATTAACTGGCAGCGCCAAACGCTGACGGTTTCTGAGCTCTATGACCGCCTGAAAACGCCCGCCCGCGGCGTGGAAGCTCTGTCCGAATACACCAAAATGAAAAAAGCCCAGCAGGACGATTTGAAGGATGTGGGCGGCTTTGTGGCTGGCGCTCTCGCCGGAGGACGGCGCAAAGCGAACGCCGTAACGGGCAGGGACGTAATCACGCTGGACTTTGATAACGTCCCCGGCTGGCAAACAGACGCGGTGCTGGCGACGCTGGACGGTCTCAAATGCAACTACTGCGTTTACAGTACCCGCAAGCACGCGCCCAACGCCCCCAGACTGCGCGTTTTGATTCCTACGGACAGAACCATGACCCCGGACGAATACGAGCCTTGCGCCCGGCGTATGGCGGATTACATCGGCATCAGTATGGCCGACCCGACGACCTTTGAGGTGTCGCGCCTGATGTACTGGCCGTCCTGCTGCTCGGACAGTGAGTTTGTATTCCGCACGGCTGACGAACCTTTTGCGTCGGTTGATTCTTTGCTGGCAAGCTATAAGGACTGGCACGACATCAGCGAGTGGCCGCAGGTTCCCGGCAGTTTTAGCTACCAAAAGCTGGCGGTCAAGCAAGGTGACCCCGAAGCAAAGCCCGGCATCGTGGGCGCGTTCTGCCGTACCTACGACATCTACCGCGCTATCGACGAGCTGCTGCCCGGCATCTACGAAGCAGTAGACAATGAGAAAGACCGCTATACCTATCTGGGCGGCTCTACCACGGGCGGCGCCATCGTGTATGATAACGGCAAGTTTCTGTTCAGCCATCATGCTACGGATCCCTGCTCCGGCAGGCTGGTAAACAGCTTCGACATGGTGAGGCTACACAGGTTCGGAGACGCGGATGACGTGAGCGACGCAAGTACGCCTGCGAATCGTCTGCCGTCTTACAAGCGAATGCTGGAGTATGCCAACAGCCTTGATGATGTGGCTGTGTTGCTGATGCAGGAACGCTATGACAGCGCCATAGCTGATTTTGAGGGCGTGGGCGCGGATAACGCTGATGACCCCGGAAACTGGATGCTCAAGCTCCAGCGTGAACCACAGACAGGCAGGATTAAAGGCTCCATCGACAACGTGCGAATCATTTTAGAAAACGACCCGCTGTTGAAAGGGCGCTTTGCGCTGAACCGTTTTGCCGGGCGCGGCGAGGTGCTGGAGAAGCTGCCGTGGGACGTGGCGAAGGGTGAGCACCGCCGCCGTATGTGGTCGGACACAGATTCAAACGGCCTGTATTGGTACATGGAAAAGCAGTACGCCATAACCGGGCGCGGGAATATCGACGCTGCGCTGGACATCCACGCCGCAACCCATGCTTTCAACGAAGTGCAGGACTATATCGAGGGTCTGACGTGGGACGGTACACCCCGGCTGGATACGCTGTTCATCGACTATCTGGGCGCGGAGGATTCGCTGTACAACCGCACTGTGTGCCGCAAGGCGTTCGTCGCGGCTGTCGCTCGTGCCATGCTCCCCGGCTGCAAGTACGACAATATGCTGATTTTGTGCGGCCCGCAGGGCATCGGCAAGTCAACGCTGCTTGACAAGATGAGCCTCGGCTTTTTCAATGACTCCATCAGAACGTTCGAGGGCAAGGAAGCATCTGAGCTTTTGCAGGGCGTGTGGCTGGTGGAAATCGCTGAGCTGGACGCTTTCAGGCGCTCCGACGTAACGTGCATCAAGCAGTTTCTCTCCCTGCGCGCTGACCGCTACCGCGCCGCCTATGGCCGTCACGTTAAGGATTTACCCCGCTGCTGCGTTTTCTTTGGCACTTGCAATCAGGTAGACTTCTTACAGGACACGACCGGCAACCGCCGCTTCTGGCCCGTGGACGTGGGCATAGTGCCGCACGACAAGACCGTGTTTAACGACCTGACGGATGACGTAATCCGGCAGGTGTGGGCGGAAGCCAAAGTGCGTTGGCAAATGGGCGAGTCACTGTATCTGACGGGTGAGGTGGAGGCGCTGGCGCGAGACAAGCAGGAAGAGCACCGTGAAGCCAGCGTGCAGGAAGGTTTGATTCTTGAGTTCATTGAGCGCCCCGTCCCTGACGACTGGGTGAAGTGGGACATCGACCAGCGCCGGGCGTTCTGGAGTGGACTGGCGAAGGGCGGGGAAGAAAGCTACACGATGGTGGAGAGGGACAAGGTTTGTGCGGCAGAGGTGTGGTGCGAGCTGTACTGCAAGCCCATCAGCGATATGCGCAAATCGGATGCACGGGAGATTAACGCCGTGCTGGAACGGCTCCCCGGCTGGCGTTCAATTCATGGCCGGTTTGGCAAAGCCTACGGTGATAAACAGCGCGGATTCAGCAAGAAATGATGGTAACATTCTTCCCCAAAAAGCGGGAACATTCTCGGAAAAGTGGTAACATTCTATGGGAACAATCTTTTTTATGTTACCAACAAGCGGGAACATTCAATTTTTTCCAATTCGAGAATGTTCCCGCGAATGTTACCAAGAATGTTACCAGAAAAAATCTCAAAGCCCTTGAAAAATAAGGCTTTTTAAGTGAGTGGTAACATTGGAACATTCTTTCTTAATAGACTTTACAAATATGGGCGTTAGGGGCGCGCGCGAAACGCCTATCCGCCTGATCGTGCCCGTCTATACGCGCGCGGGCGCGCGAGAGTTACCAGTAGGCGAATTTTACGATTGGGAGGCAAGTAACTGATGCTGGAAAAAAGTGTTGAGCGGATGCTGCGCGACGGGATTGAGGCGCGCGTTCCAAAGGCCCGCTGTCTGAAATTCGTGACCCCCGGTTTTACAGGAGTGCCTGACAGGATTATTCTGCTTCCCGGTGCGGAAACGGTGTTCGTAGAGCTGAAACGTCCGGGACAAGTGGAACGGCAGCGGCAGCTTTTCGTACAGGCTGGGTTGCGGAAGCTGGGCTTTAAGGTGTTTTCTGCGGTAGATTCTCCTGAGAAGGTTCAGGAAGTGATTGACTACTGCGGCCGATGCGAAGGAGGCGGCGGGGCATGAAGTTTGTCCCTCATGATTACCAGCGGTACTGTGAGGAGAAGATCATCGAAACGCCAAACATTGCCCTGTTTCTGGATATGGGACTCGGCAAGACGGTGATTACCCTGACCGCCATTTACAAACTGAAATATCATCGGTTCGCCCTGCGGCGTGCGCTGGTGGTGGCGCCGAAAAAGGTAGCAGAAGCAACATGGAGCAATGAAACCGCAAAATGGGATCACCTGTCCGATTTAAGGGTGTCTGTGGTGCTCGGTTCGGCGGCGCGACGAGAGGCCGCTCTGGCGGCGGAAGCGGATGTGTATGTCATCAACCGAGACAATGTGGCGTGGCTGGTGGACTATTACTCTGACCCACACCACAAGGAAAGGACATGGCCGTTTGACTGCGTAGTGCTGGATGAGTCATCCAGTTTCAAAAACCATCAGGCGTTGCGCTTCAAAAAGCTCAAAGTCATGCGTCCCCGGATTCGCCGCATGATTGAGCTAACCGGTACGCCTACCCCGCATGGGCTGACTGACCTGTGGAGTCAAATTTATCTGCTGGACGGCGGCAAGCGGTTAGGGCGCACGGTATCGGTGTACCGCGATATGTTTTTTCTGCCGGACAAGCGTAACGGCGCGACGGTGTGGTCTTATAAGCCCCGTGAAGGGGCGCAGGAGGCAATCTACGGTTTGCTGAGTGACATATGCATCAGCATGAAAGCAAGCGACCATCTGGCCCTTCCAGACTGCATCAGCGAAGAAATCCCCGTGAAGCTGGACGAGAAAGCGCAGGCGGCTTATAGCAGGCTGGAGCGGGATATGCTGCTGGAGGTTGACCCCGAAACGCTCATCACGGCAAATTCGGCGGGCGTGTTGACCAACAAGCTGTTGCAGTTGTGCGATGGCGCGGTATACGACGAGGCGGGCAATGCGACTGTGGTGCATAACTGCAAGATTGAGGCGTTCATGGAGACGGTGGAGCAGCTAAACGGGCAGCGAGCACTTGTGTTCTATAATTTCCAGCACGATAAGGCGCGGCTGCTGGAGGCGCTGGGAAAGACGAAGCTACACGTGAGGGTGTATGAGGGCGCGGCGGATGAGGCGGACTGGAACGCTGGCAAGATTGACATTCTGCTGGCGCATCCCGCGTCTTGTGCCTACGGTCTGAACCTCCAGCGTGGCGGACATCATGTGATTTGGTTCGGGCTGACGTGGAGTCTGGAGCTGTACCAGCAGGCCAACAAGCGCCTCCACCGACAGGGGCAGGAGTATCCCGTAATCATCCACCATTTGATTGTGCAGGGCGGCGTGGATGAGGACGTGATGAAAGCCCTGTCCGGCAAGGAAAAGACGCAGGAGAGCCTCCTGAACGCCCTGCGGGTGCGTTTGGAAAGGGCACGAAAGGAGAGTTGCGTATGACAGTAAAAGAACTGTCGAAGCTGTACCACCTGAACCGCGAGGTGGAACTGAATAAACGGCAGCTTGAGCGGCTGGAAACGGATTGCGCCGAAGATGAAAGACTGCTGGCAGAACTGCGGTCTGCCATTGGCGACTGTTCGTCTCCTCCCCTGTCGGACATGCCCAAAGCGCACAACGTAAGCAGTCCGGTCGAAAACATGGTTATGCGCATCGGACAGCTTGAAAGCAATATTCTGCGCAAGCGCAACGCCATCATAAATATGCGCGTGACCATCAGCACTCGGCAGACCCTTTGTCTGCTGGAGCGTGAGCGCTTGGAGGCGTACATCGACGGTATAGAGGATTCACTTCTGCGGCAGCTTTTCACCTTGCGCTTTGTCAACGGCCTGCCGTGGGAGCAATCGGCTTTTTCCCTGTGGGGTGCCAGCGGAAGGGGCGAGACGGCGCGCAAGATGTGCTATCGCTATCTCAAGGACGATAAGAGCACCTGACGTGGAGGTTGTCCCGCTTTGTCCCGCGACAATTCCTGTCAAGTGTGTTATGTTATATGGGCAGACATCGGCTTCCGCAATGCGCACGTTTCGGTCTTTCCGGCGCTGGCGGGTTCGCCTCCTTCCCGCATCTATGCGGAGGCCCTTATTCGGGGTGTTTGCAAGGACTCATACGACGTAAGGGCAGCGCCGTGTGAGTCCTTTATTGTGCGCAGAAAGGGGGCGGATACCATGCCGCAATATCGCGCCGAACGGAACTACGAAAACCTGAACAAGGGCATTTTTCAGGGCACAACGGATTTAGGCATTCCGTATATCGCCCCGGAGGACTGTGACGTAGAAAACTGGATCAGCTTCAATTACGCCAAAACCGCGAAGGAAGAACAGTCACGGCACGGCGTACACTTCTTTATCGACGATTACCAGTTTACGCGCTTGTGGACACAGCCGGACACCTATTTGCCGCTGTTGCAGCGCTTTCCCGCCGTCATGACTCCCGACTTTTCAACATACACCGACTTTCCTGTGGCTATTCAGCTCTACAACCATTACCGCAAGCACTGGCTTGGCGCGTACTGGCAGTACGAGGGAATGCTGGTGATTCCGACCATCAGTTGGAGCGACCACCGTTCCTACGACTGGTGCTTTGACGGTGAACCCGTGGGCGGGTGCGTGGCTGTTTCCGCCGTTGGGACGCAGATGGCGGCGGCGCAAAAACAGTTGTTCATCGACGGATACCGGGAAATGATGGATAGGCTCAAGCCGTCCAAGATTATCTTTTACGGCGATGTGCCGGATGAATGCTACGGCAACATCGTACAGATACAGGCATTTCAGGACGCTATCAAGAAACGCAGGAAGGAGGCGCAGAAGCAGCATGGGAGGTAGAGGATCAGGCTCGCGCATCGTGAGCACAAGACCGCCACAAGCGCAGACCGGCGCACAGGCACAAACCGCCGCGCCGACCGGCGGCCCTGCGGCGCGTGTGTATGCCGGGCCGTTCGTCCATATGACACAGCAGGACGCGGACGACATGGCGCAGGCGCAGAACCGCTATGACATCAACACGAGGCTTGCAATCAATCAGTACATCCGTGAGGATACGCAGTCTAACGGCTTTACCCTGTCACAGAATATGAACCACAAGCTGGAGAACGGGCAGACGCTGGACGCTACGGAAACCTATGTTGCACAGCGCCTCGACGCGGCTATGCACGATTTGGGCAAGAACACGATGCTGTTCCGTGCGGCGCACAAGGATTTTCTGGAGGCGCTGGGCGTGCAGAACTACCAGAACATGACCCCGGCACAGCTTGACGCGGCGGTGAAGGGCGCGGAGTACAAGGAGAAAAAGTTTGTGTCTACCGCCTTTGACCGCTCCAAGAACCCGTTCATCAGCGGGGCGCAGTCGGGCGGGCGCGAGGTGTACCTGAACATCAAAGCTCCGGGCGGTACGAAATGCGTACTGGGCAACGCGAAGCAAGCCGAAATCATTCTTTCCCGCGGCACGGTATTCCGCGCTACGGGCGCGCACTTTGACGGCACAACGGCCTACCCGCGATTAGGCGGCGCATTGCCGCGTGTCGTGGTAGACATCGAAATTATTACCGAGTAAGGGAGGATCATCACATGGCTACCAGCAAGACGAGCAAGGCTTCCAAGACGGCGGCGAAGAAGGGCGGCAGAAAGACCGCCGAGAACAGCCCCCAGACGGGCGAGGAGCGCTTTATCGCCACGGGCAAGAGTGTTACCCTGCTCAAGCCCGCAAAGGGAGCACGGGGCGTTTTTGGCGGAAAGAAGGGCAAGTAAATGGGCGGACGCGGTGCAAACTTTCAGCGCACTGTGTCGCCGCCGATACAGACGCAGCAGTTACAGCCTGATCCGTTGAACGGCACACAGCCGCCGACCGGTGTAACACAGGCGGCTCTTGCGAATATGAGCGACCAAGAGCTTCACGATTTTCTGATTGACGTGAACAAGACCGACATACCGACATTCCTGAGCGACCTCCACCTCCAGCGTATGCTTTACGCTATGGGCATGAACGGCAAGCCGGAAGTCGTCGATCAAAACACGTTCGATGGGCTGGCGCAGAACTCGCCTGTCCTATACCGCACAGTAAATGACACCGTAGTTGATGGCGTCCCCTTTACATCGAGCGACTGTTGTGATATGCTTATAGATGGCGACTTAACCTTTGTCGGCAGAGGCATTCACGGCGACGGTCTGTATTTCTCCGACTCGCTGGCTGGTTCCAAGAACTACGGCGACCACACGGGGCAGACCGTTGGCGCAGTGCTGAACAGCAAGGCAAGAGTCATTTCCGAGACTCAGCTCAGGCAGGACTACGACGCCTTCGTGAAGTCCCATCCGCAAGCGCGCAAAGCGCTGGGCTTTGCGAAGTCGCACAGCACGCATGACAGTTACAGCCAATTCGCCCTGATACGCGGTTATAACATCATCACGTCAGACCAGTACGGCGGCGAAACATACTATACGGTGCTTGATCGAAGCGCCTTGACCATGACCCATAAGCGCTATTAACAGCAAGGAGGAAGCATCATGGACATCAACGAAAAGCTCCGCAGCTTGACCCCTGAACAGGCGAACAAGCTCGCCGGTCATCTTAATTCCTGCTATCCCGACAAGAAGAAGCCCGCCCCCGCGAAGAAGAAACCCGCGTCGAAGGGCAGCAAGAAGAAGTAATCAGAACCGCATACGCAGAGCCGCAGAGGGTGCAATGCCCCCTGCGGCTTTTTCCGTGCCAAGCAGACGGGAGGTGACACGCTTTGGCAAAGGGAGGAAGTAAGCCGGGCGGGCCACAATCCAAGAACCTGACCCCGTTGACGCAGCGTTCGCCCGAAGAAGCGCAAGCCATCCGCAGCAAGGGCGGCAAAGCGCGGGCAAAGCAGCGGCACGAACAAGCGCTGCTTTCACAGATTATCCGTTCGGTGCTGGCTATGGGCTACCGCAAGGGCGCAGTAGCTGACCCAAACGACATTTACACGCTGGAAGAGGCGAAGAAAAAGAACGTCCCTATTCAGACGCTCATCGTCATGCAGGAAGTGGAGAAGTATCTGGCGACGGGAAACACCGAGTCCCGTAACTGGCTTTTCAAATACGCTTTCGGTGAGGGCGCTCCCCTGCCGGATTCCCCGGAGGGCGAAGCGGCGGCGCAGGAAGAGGACGGCATCAGTATTCACCTGATACGGGGGGACAAGCCGCAGGAGCAGGAAAGCGAAGAGGACAAAGCTACACGGGAAGAGGCGAGAAAGGCGACGGCGGAAGCGCTGAAAGCCATCGGGCAGGCCGCCGAGGAAGCGGGAGCGGATCAAGATGCGCAGTGACGTTTACATCGAGGACTTGCTCGCCCCCAACTATGACGCGCTGCTGGAGGATGTGCTGGCGCATAAGCATTCGCAGTACATGCTTAAAGGCGGGCGCGGTTCGCTGAAATCCTCTTTCACAGGCTTTGTTATCCCGCTGATTATGCTGGAACATCCCGACGTGAACGCCCTGATTCTGCGCAAGACTGCGAAAACCTTGCGTGATTCCGTGTTTGGGCAGATGCAATTCGCCATTGACAAGCTGGGCTTGAGCGACGAGTTCACCTGCCGGGTGTCGCCCATGCAGATTAAGCGCGAGAAAACGGGGCAGGTTATCCTTTTCCGAGGGCTGGATGACCCTATGAAAATCAAGTCCATCAAAGCGCCCCGCGGCTACTTTGGCGTGACGTGGTTTGAGGAAGCCGACCAGTTTTCCGGCATGAAGGAAATCCGTTCCGTGCTGCAATCCGCAAGACGCGGCGGCGATCTGTATTGGAACTTCATGACCTTCAACCCGCCTGAAACGCAGTCGAACTTCATGAATGAAGAGGTGCTGCGCCCCACCCGTGATACCCTCGTGCATTCGTCGGACTACCGCAGCGTACCGCCTGAGTGGCTGGGACAGCAGTTTTTCAACGACGCTTTGGAGCTGGCGCTGATTAACCCCAAGGCGTACCGGCATGAGTATCTGGGCGAGGTCACGGGCACGGGCGGCGAGGTGTTTGACAACCTTGTTATCCGCGAAATTCCAGACAGCGAAATCGCAACGTTCGGCAGCATCTACTTTGGGCTGGACTTTGGCTGGTATCCCGACCCCGCCCATTGGGTGAAATGCTGCTACAATCCCGCGCAGTTGACCCTTTATATCTTCGACGAACTGCGGACGGTCAAGACCAGCAACGCCGAGCTTTGGCGGCGCTTGCAGGAAGAAAAGGGCATGACTGAAAGCGACCCTATCATAGCTGACAGCGCCGAGCCGAAAAGCGTTTCCGACCTGCGCTCCTACGGCTGCTCCTGCCGAGGCGCTGAAAAAGGCCCGGACAGCGTGCGATACAGCATGAAGTGGTTGCAATCGCTGAAAGCCATCGTCATAGACCCCGCCCGATGCCCCGAAACGGCGCGGGAGTTCACGCACTATGAATATGAGCGCACGGCGGACGGCGACGTGGTAAGCGGCTACCCGGACGCAAATAACCACTCCATCGACGCGGTACGCTACGCGCTGAACCGCGTGTGGAAGCGAAAAGGGCAGTAAAAAGTCGAAAATTTTGTGCGAACCGCCCAAAACGATTGACATTCCCTCCCCCGTAAGTGTATAATATTTTTAACTCAATAACACTTCATAGGGAGGCGCTCACCATGAAAAAGTTTCTCACGGTGCTTCTTGCTTTACTGCTTCTGTGCGGCTCTTGCCTTGCGGAGGGGCTGGATTACGCATCCATGACCGACGCGCAGCTTCACGACATCGTGGACGCGGCGCGGAACGAGCTAACCAAAAGGGAGCTCGTAGCCGCAGAAAAGACGGTGCTGTTCGAGCAGGACGGCGTAACGGTGTACATGACCGGCGATTACACGATACGGGAAAGCAGTATCAGTGATGATATTTGGCTGAAAATCAACATCGTCGTCGTAAACGACTCCGGTCGTGACGTAGGCATCGATACTGTCAACCCCTCGGTAAACGGCTGGGATGTTTCGGCAAGCATCCTGTCTACTACCACCAAGGGAAAGAAGAGCAAGCAGGAATTGACGCTGAACGTAAAGGACGCGGAAGTAAAGAGCCTTGAGGAAATCGAGGAGCTGGAAATCGCGTTCCGCATGTACGACGGCGAGACCTACAAGACCTTTGCGGAAATCCCCGCCATCACGCTTCACTTCAACGTGCAGTAAGGAGGACATGTCATGAAGTTCATTGGCATTGCGTTAATCGTCATCGGCGTTCTGGCGCTGGTCGCCTCCACCATCGGCTTTGGTGACATTGGTCTGTCCTTCGGTGCGACCGGCGTTGTGGCTATCCTCTGCGGCATCGGCTTCTTGAAAGTCAATAAGCGGTTGAAGGGATAATCGCACAGTCTGATACACCCCCAAGGAGCGCACAACGCGCTCCTTTTTTCATGCCGCCAGCTAAAAATATTTGACTTTAAGAGTAACTTGTGCTAAAATAATTTAATTACGGATTTTTCAAAAAGAGTATTGACTTTTTAGACGACAAAAAGTATAATAGCATCGTGGCACAAAGGAGGTGGCACGATGAGCCCACGAACGGGGCGGCCCAAAGCTGAAAATCCCAAGGTAGACCGTTACATTATCCGAGCAACTGCCGACACCTCAAAGAAACTCGATGAACTATCGGCACACTACGGAAAATCAAAAGCGGAAATCTTCCGTATGGGAATCGAACGGCTTTACGCCGAAATTAAAAAGTAGAAGATGCACCCACCTACCACAGCGTTGCATCTTCTACCACGATGAATCCCCACAACCACACCGACTGACGGGATGGTGTGAAATTCATTTACATCATACCATCCTGTCAGCCAAAAGTCAATAATATTTAGCTGATAGGAGGAAATTTCAATGTACGAACTCATCCTGCGCGAAATCGCCGTCATTGACGAAGCACTGGCTATCGTGTGTGACCGCATGAACCCTGCCGACCGTATCTCCGATGCCCTCCTCCGTGAAGTTATCGAATGTACGGAGAACATCCGAAAGGCGGTGGATGAATGAACGGATTGCAGACCTTCGCCAATGAAGAGTTCGGCGCTGTCCGCTCTCTGATGATTGAGGACATGCCGTGGTTTGTTGGACGCGACGTTGCGACCGCGTTAGGGTACGCAAAGCCGCAAAACGCGATTAAGTCACACGTCGATGCGGATGATGCCCTAAATCAGGGCATCATCGACAGCATGGGGCGCTCCCAGCCGACAATGCTTATCAACGAGTCCGGGCTGTACAGTCTCATCCTGTCCAGCAAGCTCCCCGCCGCCAAAGGGTTCAAACGCTGGGTCACGTCCGAAGTGTTACCCTCTATCCGCAGGACGGGAGGGTACGGAACGGCGGCTACACAGGCGGCGGAGACGGCAGTGGTAGAGGAAACGCTTCCGGCACGGGAGACTACGAACGACGATTATCTCCGCGCCGCGTCCATCGTCGCCTCCTGCAAGAACGAGCGCTTGCCCTATGTGCTGGCGTACCTGAGCAAGGCAGGGCTTTCCACCGTCTGTCCCGTGCGGACGCAGGAAGAACAGCGAGACCGCTACGAAATCATGCGTCTGCTGGTGAAAGCGTATAACGACTACGGCATCAGCGACACGACCATCGGCAAGGCGACAGGACTTAACCGGGCGCAGATCAGGATGTACCGCACAGGCGAGCGCTTCCCCAAAGCGGGACGGGCGGAATACATCAAAGCTGTGGTTGAGCCTATGCTGGTTGAACAGGAATAACCCCATTCAGCCGCTGCACTGATTCAGTGCGGCGGTTTTTCTATGCCAATTAAAGGCGGTGATACCCTTTGTTTTCGAGATTATGGCAGTTTATAAGGCAGGTGATACACCGGATGTTCCCTTTTAAGGACGTGGCGGCGGTTGAGCACATCGACACGCCGCTGTCCAACGAAATGATTGACGCCCTCGACCTGTGGTATAAAATGTACACCGACTCGCCCCCGTGGCTGTCTCCCGGCAAGGTGAAAAGCCTGAACCTCCCCTCGCTGATTTGCTCCGAAATCGCTCGTCAGGTGCTTTTGGAGGTCAAGTGGAACATCAGCGGCAAGGCGGACGAAAACGGCAATGCGCAGGACAGTCCCCGCGCCGAGTACCTGAAAGCGGAGTTCGGAAAGCTGATGCAGTCCCTCCGCTCCAAGCTGGAACAGGCATGCGCGGCGGGCGGTATGACCATCAAACCCTACCCCAAGGACGGGCACATCTACTTCGACTGCGCTACGGCGTGGAGCCTGTACCCTATCGCCTTTGACGATGACGGCAACCTGAAAGACGTGATTTTCCGCGATTCCTATCAGGACGGTACAACGACGTACACCCGCCTTGAGCGGCACACGGTGACGGACAAGGGTATTTCCATCACGCAGAGGGCTTTTCGCTCCAATAACCGGGAGTCCATCGGTGTTGAAATCCCGCTGACCGACGTGCCGCAGTGGGCGGAAGCAGAGCCGGAAGCCCTGCTGACGGACACGGAAGGGCAAATGTTCGGCTGGTTCAAAACCGCCAACGCGAATAACGTTGACATTGACGCGCCTATGGGCGTGGCGGTGTTCAATAAAGCCGTCAACATCATCAGGGAGGCGGACATGCAGTATTCCCGCATTCTGTGGGAGTATGAGGGCAGTGAGCTGGCTATCGACGTGGATCCGACCGTGCTGCGCCCGCAGATGAACGGACGCGGACGGCAGGAAATGCCCCAACTGAACGAGCGCCTGTTCCGCGGCGTTGACCTCGGCGATGACCATTATCAGGTGTTCTCCCCTGCCATCCGCGACTCCGCGCTGTTTAACGGTCTGAATCAGCTTTTTATGCGCGTCGAGGATAGCTGCGGTCTTGCAAGAGGCACGCTGTCCGACGCGAATCAGGAAGCGCGGACGGCTACGGAACTGCGCATCGTCAAGCAGCGCACATACGCCACCATTGCCGATAACCAGCGGGCGCTTGAGCACTGTCTACGGGATGTGGTGCGGGCAATGGACAAGTACGCCACCATGTACGACCTCGCCCCGGCAGGTGAATACGACTTGTCCTTTGAATGGGATGACAGCATCATCACCGACGCATCCCAGCAGCTCGGCGAACGGCTGGAGCTTATGTCGCAAGGGCTGATGAGCAAGACGGAGTTCCGCATGTGGTACTTCGGCGAAACCGAAGCGCAAGCCGAGCTCGCCATTCAAAAGGTGCAGCAGGAACAGCTTTCGCAGTCTATGGACGCGCTGCTGACCGCACAGAACGCCCAGAGCGGCGCTGCGGGGGCTTCTGCGCCCGATGACGGCGATTAAGGGGTGAAATCCCATGCTATCGAACGAAGCGCTGGAAAGGGTGCTGGAACGCCTGCAATCGCGTTTCGATGAGGTGAACAGCTTCTACATTCGCAAGATTGCCGAGCAGATTAGGAAAATCGGCGGGCTGAGTCAAGCCAACATCAACCGACTCGTCATCATGGCTGATATGACCTCCGATGTGCGGGAGATTACCGAACGGCTGATGACCGTCACCCGTCTGAATGCGCAGGACATTCAGGCGGTGTATAATGCGGCTATGCAGGAGACGTACACCGACCCGCGCTTCACGCAGGCATTCGCGGCGGGCGCACAGCCCTCCGCCGCCGTGCGCCAGCGGCTTGTGCAGTTCGCGCAGAATGTGTCCCGGCAGACGGCGCAGACGGCGCAAAACCTGTCCAACACGACGGCGATTGCAGCGCCGTACCGCAGGGCGGTTGACCGGGGCATACTGGCGGTAAGCACGGGGCTGATGGACTACCAGACAGCTACACGGGAGATTGTGAGGGAAATCGGGTATAACGGCTTGCAGGTGCAGTACGCAAGCGGCTATCACAGACGGCTGGATACCGCCGTGCGGCAGAACGTGGTTGACGGCGTAAAGCAAATCACCCAACACGGCGCAAATGCCATCGGCGAGGCGCTGGAATACCGCGAGGTGGAAATATCCGCGCACATGCACAGCGCCCCCGACCATGAACCCGTTCAGGGGCGCATTTTCCCAAAAGCTGAGTTTGACAGGATGCAAGCCGGACTTTCCTGCACCGACATTGACGGCAATGTTTACGCAGGCTTTAAGCGCCCTATCGCTGAGTGGAACTGCGGGCATTTTGCCCTGCCATTCGACTCCCGGTATGCCAAACCCCGCTACGACCCTGCGCAGCTCCACGAATGGGCGGAGAAGAACAACGTGGGGTGCGACATCGACGGCAAGCATTACACCACCTATCAGGCACAGCAGCTTATGCGCAAGATGGAAACGCGGGTGCGGCGGTATAAGGACACGGCGAATGCCGCCCGCATTGCCGGGGACGATACCTTGCGGCGCGAGTGCCAAATGCGCATCAACGCAGTCGCCGCAAAGTATGAACAGGTTGCGAAGCTGTCCGGTCTGCCCATGCGCAAGCAGCGCATGAGCGTAGAGGGCTTCAAAATGGTTAAACTCTAATTTCAAAGCTATTGAAAGCTCACCGGGTTTCGGTGGGCTTTTAATATATCACCCTACCATGCCGGGACATAACTGCATGGGCGCCGCGCCCGCGGAGTGGCCGCGGATATATAAGCCAAATCTACGGCGGCAGGAGGTAACACATGGAATTTCTCAAGGCTCTTTTCTCCAATGGTCCCTTGACCTTCGAGCAGTTTGAAGCTGCTGTCAAGGAACAGAAAATGAACATCGTCAATCTTGCAGATGGCGGGTACGTCTCCAAAAGCAAGTACGACGACACGGTGAACGGCCTCAAGGGGCAGGTAACGGAATTGCAGGGGCAAATCACCTCCCGCGACGGCGACCTGACCTCCCTTCGTGAACAGCTTACGGCGGCGCAGGCTGACGCGGGCAAGCTCGGCGCCGTTCAGCAGTCCCTCGCCGACCTCCAGACCAAGTACAACACCGATAAGACCGACTACGAAAACAAGCTGACGCGCCAAGCCTACGAGTACATGGTGCGCGAGCGCACAAACAGATTGCAGTTTTCGTCTGCTTCGGCAAAAAAGGCGTTCTTGCAGGAGGCTATCGGCAAGGACTTCAAGGTAGACGGTGAAAGTCTGCTGGGCTACGAGGATTTCGTAACCAAGTATAAGGCGGATGACCCCGGCGCGTTTGCGGCGGAGAAAGAGCCGGAAGGAGCACCAAAGGGAAAGCCGACTGTGGTACTGCCCAGCGGCGGCAAGCCCGCTCCCGGCAAAAAGTATTCCCTGTCGGAGCTCATGATGCGACACAACGAAAACCCCGACGCGCCGATTGCCTTTGATGAGTGACCGGCGCAAACCTGAACGAAGAAAGGAAGATGAATCATGGCTGGCAAGTTTAACGCCAAGTTTTTCAACGGTGAAGTATTCCAGAAATACATCGACCGCATCCCCAACCCCCGCAAGACGGAACTGCTCAAGTCCCGCGCTATCCGCGGTCGCCCTGAGCTGGCCTCCTCTATGCGCGACGAAGTAGGCGGCAACTACATCAGCACGCCCCTCAAGGGTCTGATTTCCGGCTCTGTCCCCATGAACTACGACGGCAACACCGACATCACCCCCTCCAGCACGGAGACCTTTATGCAGTCCCGTGTGGTCGTCGGTCGCGCCAATGCGTGGGCGGAGCTGGATTTCAGCTACGACATTACGGGTGGCGAGGACTTCATGGAGAACGTCGCTGAGCAAATCAACGACTACTGGAACGAAATCGATCAGGATACCCTCGTTGCTATCCTCAAGGGCGTGTTCAGCATGACCGACACGCAGGGCAAGAAGTTCGTGAAGACCCATACGCACGACGTGACCGCCCTGCTGAATGCGGACGGCAAGACCGGCGTCATGGATGCTACGACCATGAACACCGCCATCCAGCGGGCCTCCGGCGACCAGAAGGGCAAGTTTACGCTTGTGCTGATGCACAGCGTTGTGGCTACCAATCTGGAGAACCTGAAACTGCTGACCTACCTCAAGTACAACGATGCGGACGGTATGCAGCGCGACATCGGCCTTGCGACGCTGAACGGTCGTCTGGTGCTGGTGGATGACTCCATGCCCGTTGAGCACGGCTACGATGCCGCCACCGCCAGCACTACGGGTGCGGTCAAGGTGGTTGCTTCCGATGCGACCACTGGCCAGATCAACCTTGCGGACGTGAAGAAGGGCGATTTCTACCCTGCCAACGTTGCGGCGGACGCCTATGTGGTCGAGGCCACCCACTACATTTCCTATGTACTGGGTGACGGTGCTATCGAGTATACCGACTGCGGTGCTAAGACCCCCTATGAAATGGACCGCAACCCTGCTGTCAAGGGCGGTCAGGATCTGCTGTACAGCCGTCAGCGCAAGTGCTGGGCGCCCTACGGTATTTCCTTCACCAAGGCCTCTATGGCTTCTGCTTCCCCCACGGACGCGGAGCTGGCGAAGGGCGCGAACTGGGAGCTGGTATCCTCTGCGGGTACTACCAAGACGTACATCGACCCCAAGACCATTCCCATTGCCCGCATTATCTCCCTCGGCTAATCGCCGCAGGGATGAAAGGAGGGCGGTCTGAATGGCGCACGCGCAATACCTGACGTATGACGAGTACAAGGCATACGGTGGCGCACTTGCGCCCGCCGCCTATCCTCCGATGGAGCTGAAAAGCCGCAAACGCATAGACTACCTGACCGACTCCCGCGTACAGAACATGCAGACTGTACCGGATGCGGTCAAGCTCTGTGCGTTTGCGCTAATTGCTCTGGAGGAAGCTGTGGGCGTGGAAGCGCAAGCCACCAATCCCGCCGTCACCTCTTTTAACACGGACGGCTATTCAGAATCCTACGGCAATACTCTGAACGCTGATGAAGCGCGTCGGCAAATGAACAAGCTGGTAGGCGAGTATCTGTACGGCGAACGGGATGACGACGGCGTACCACTTTTGTATCGCGGGGTGAGAGGATGAAGCTGTGCAATGATACGATTACCGTTTTCAACGCAAAGCTCGATCAAACCCTCGATGCGACGGTGTACGTCCCGACCGTGATTCACGGCGTATCGTGGTACGGCGGCGAAAAGTCCACGGTAGACGCGAACGGTCTGAAAGCCGCAAGCCAATACACTATTCGCATACCACTGAAAGCTGATGCCGGGGGCAAAAGCTACGTTGACCCGGTGTACTGGCGCAATTCTGCGGACGTGGCGGGGCTATATACCCTGAATGAGGGCGACCTGATGGTAAAGGGAGCGTACACGGACATGCTGACGCTACCCGCACAAATCAAAGCACTGCACGGTGTAACGATTCTCGCGGTCACGGATAATCGACGGGCACCCAACGCCCCGCATTGGAAGGTGGTGGGGACTTGAGTGTGACCATTAAAGCGGCCTTTCAATGGAACGGCGACGGCGACCTTCTGCGCGCCAAAAACCTTGAAACGGGTGGGCGGGTGCAGACCGCTATCGACAATGCGGTCATTTCCTACTGTATGCCGTACTGCCCGTGGGAAACAGGCACGCTGGCGAGAAGTCCGTTTGCGGCTTCTCCTCCGGGCGGAGGGCAGGTCATATACGCAACGCCGTATGCCAGATACCTGTATTACGGGGAGGTCATGGGACCGAACATCCCCGTGTTTGAGGATGATACGGGAACGCCTACACGGTTCTTTTCGCCGCCCGGACAGGAGAAGCACCTGACCGGCAGGGCGTTGACCTTCCGAACGGATTCTAATCCGCTGGCGGGCGCGTTCTGGTTTGAGCGCATGAAAGCCGACCACATGCAGGACATTTTGGAGGAGGCGAGAAACGTTGCCAACGGTAAATAACGTAGAACACCTCCGCAAGTGGTTTCGCCAATGTCCGGCACTGTCAAAGGCTAACCATTTCAGGGTTGACTATCTGGCCGAAGAAGCGACGGAGTACGCGCTGTATGCGGTTCCGTCTACCGTGAATTACCATGAAAATGTGCTGGGTGAGCACGTTCCGAACGATATTCAGACCTTGAATTTCATCTTTGCGTCGAAAGAAGCGTTCGGAGCAGCAGAAGCACAGAACATTGCCAATTATGGCTTCTATCAGGACGTAATTGACTGGATTATCAACCAAAACTCTTCCCGCAATCTCCCTTGCGTGAATGAGGGGCGCGTACTGTCAGTTGTCCCCACGCTGACGCAGTACGTCTCCGCGCCCGGTGCAAGCAGCGCAAAATACCAGATTCAAATCAAGCTGACTTATCGCAGACGCTAAGAACAAGGGAGCTGATCAAGTGTATGCGCGACTAATAAGCAGTTCCCTTTTCTTCTCCTCCGATGCCGGACGAATCAGAAAAGGGACTTTGTATCTCAATGACGGCGCGTTTTTCAGCGCATCCGACCTAACCATTATTTCCATGAAAGGGGATAAGAAAATGGCAAAACTTGAACGCAACCGCGGTATGTATTTTGGCTCTTGGACGGGGCAAGACATCGAGGAAAAGGCCAGCGTCTCCATCGGCGACAGTTCGGGCGTTACCGCCTGCACGGTTACTGCCGCTACCTTCGGCACGTCGGTCAGCGACGTATCCGGCGAGTACACCTTCCTCTACGATGGCTCGAACTGGACGCTGAACGGGAACGTTGTCAGCGACATCAGCACCGCCTACGGCCTGTCCATCACCGGCGACCCGGCAGATGGCGACATTCTCGTTGTTGATTACACCGCAGCTACGGGCGGCTGGGAGGCGCTGGGCAAGGATAACGACGACCTCTCTAAGGAGCTGAATCCCGATACTGAAACCAGCAAGAACGTACTGGGCGAAACCAGCTTCAAGCACTCCGGCTATGAACCTGAAATCGGTCTCGACCCCTACTACATCGACCCCTCTCGCAAGATGTACGACCATCTGCGCGAGGTGGCGCTGGAGGAGCTCTACGGTGAGAACGACCTGATGGGCTACTTCGCTGAGGCGTATTTCCAGACCGCAAACCGCAAGACGCAGAAGATGACTGGCTACTGCTACGTCCGTCAGGCGTGGTTCGTACCTCAGTCTACTGGCGGCGACACGGCGGGCTATGCGATTCCCGTTACGATTACGCCCGTTGGCCCGGCCACGAAGAAGAAGATCGTGTACGATATGAAAACCAACGAGGCCACCATCACCAACTTCACCGCCGGTTCCTGATGAGCGGCGCGTGAAGGGATGAGAGCGGCGGGGCGAAGCTACACGCGGAGCCTCGCCGCATTTTGTAGGAGGTAAACACGATATGGCGAACAAAACGAAGCTCCCGCAGACGAACCAGAACGTTTTCACGCTGGACGACGGCACGAAAGAGATTACCCTCGTCAACCCTTATGGAAAAGTCATTTGCAAGCTGCACATCCGTCCCGGCGACGTGTCCATCTATGACCGCTATAAGGCGCTGATGGACGATTTTGATTCCATCATTAAGCCGCTGTCCGATATGGACATTAAAAATGACGGCACGGCGGAGTTCGACGATAACTGGGAGAAGCTGCAACAGGTCGAAACCATTGTTAAGCAACGCATTAACGCGCTGTTCGACATGGATGACGCAGACGCGCTGTTTGCAACTCGGCATCCGTTCTCGTCTGTCAACGGCGTTTTCTACGTTGAGAACGTGCTGACCGTTCTCGGTCAGGTTATCGCTCAGGCCATTGAGACGGAAACGAAGCTGTCGCAGGAGCGTGTCAAAAAGTATCTGGCTGACCTCGAAAAGGATGTGACGCCGGATGCTGGGGCAACTGCCAACAAGCCTTGACGTATGCGGCACGGCATACAAAATCCGCACGGACTACCGTAACATCCTGCAAATATTCTCCGCCTATAACGATTCAAATCTTTCTGACAGCGAAAAGGTGTACGTCTGTTTGAGACGCCTGTTTACGGATTTTGATAAGATCCCAAGCAAGCACTATGAACAGGCATACGCTGCCGCAACCGCGTTTATCGACTGCGGGACGCGAGAGGATACGCCCGCGCCCAAGACAATCAACTGGGACAAGGACGAGCAACTGATTTTTCCCGCCGTCAATAAAGCAGCAGGAATGGAAGTCCGTTCCCTGCCCTACCTGCATTGGTGGACGTTCCTCGGCTACTACCAGTCCGTAGACCACGACGGGCTGTTTGGCTTCGTTCTGACCATCCGACAGAAGAAAGCGCGGGGAAAGAAGCTGGAAAAATACGAGCAAGAGTTTTATCGCTCCAACGTCAATCTTTGCCGTATCGAAGAAAAACCCGCCCCGCAAAAGGCGGAGGACACCCTGCAATCCATGTTTGATTCTCTCCCGGAAGAAGGTGAAATTTAATGGCAAACGGCGCAGACGGCTCTATTATCATTGATACCGGGCTGGATAATACCGGCTTTGAACGCGGATCTCAGAGGATGCAACAGGCCATCCGGGGAGTAACGCAGGCGATTAACCAGTCCGGGCGTGCGGCTGCAAATGTTATGCAGCCGCT